CCGCTAACCCGCTATGGGAAACGCGCGAGCCGAACGAATTCGCCGATTTTGGCGCAGAGTACGCGACCGTGGCGCGTCGGCCGTATTCGACCAATCGGAGTCGCAAGAAGGGAACGATTTCGGATCGCGACGACCGTTGCGGCTGGAACGAAGACGTGACGCAAAACAACATGGTCGCGCGTGTCGAAGAATTCTGTTTCGCCGCAGCCCGTCGGACTCCGCGTACCTTTTCGACCGCTGCGCTTTCGGCGTCGTCGCGCTATACCGTGACTTCGGGCGCGGCATTCCTTGTCGGCGCGCTGGTGCTGGCAACCGGCTTCGGTGTTGCTGCGAACAACGGTTTGAAAGTCGTCAACGCCAAGGATGCGGCATACGTCGGCGTTTCGAGCGTTCTTTCGCAGGAAGCCGCAGCGCCGCAGGGCGCACGGCTGAAGACAGTCGGACAAGCGTTTGCCGCAGGTGATCTTTCGGTTGCAAAGGTCGGAGCCCGCGTCGTCATCACGTCGAAGGCATTCGACTTTCGCCAATTGCCGTTGATACCCGGTCAGTGGCTATTCGTCGGCGGCGATGCGATCGGCGATCGTTTCGACGGTATCACGCCGGGTTACGCACGTATCGGGCTCGCGGGCGTGTCGGCCGATGGAACGTCGCTGTCGTTCGATAAGACGACATTCGCCGCAGCCGACGGTTTCGCGAACGACGGCGCAGGCAAAACGGTTCGTCTGTTTTTCGGTGACGTGGTGAAGAACGAAGACGATCCCGATCTTATTCAGCGTTTCACCATTCAGGCCGAACGCTTTCTTGGGCGCGATGACGACGGGCGGCAATCCGAATATCTCGAAGGCTGCGTCGCAAACGAAATGACGTGGAATTCGCCGATGGCGGATAAGGTGTCGGTCGATCTTGGTTATATAGCCATGTACTACGGCAAACGCCCCGGCGCACTTGGACCGAAGGCGTATGCCAACGGTGCAACGTTGGCGAAGGCACTCGCCGAAGAAGCGATTAACACAACGTCGAACGTCTATCGTCTGCGGCTTTCGGTAATCGATCCGAATACGCTGAACCCAACGCCAATGTTCGCGCGCGTAACCGATTGGACGCTCACGATCGCCAACGGCACAACGGCGAACAAGGCGCAAGGCGTACTCGGTGCGTTCGATGCGTCGTCGGGTATGTTCGAAGTTGACGGTGAATTTACCGGCTACTTCAACAATACCGCAGCGATGAACGCAATCGAACAGAACGCTGACACAACCTTCGACGCGATCTACGCGAAGAAGAATGCCGCGATCATTCTCGACGTTCCGCTTATCGGGCCGGGCGGCGGCGAACTCGACGTTTCGATGGACGAAGCCATCATGATCCCGGTCACGACCGCAGCGGCCGAAAGCCCCTTCGGGCATACGATCTTGTTCACTTGGCTGCCCTATGTCCCGAGCGTGGGCAACGCAACCGGCGGTTGATCGATCGCGACAAGTCAAGTAGTGCTAAGGGCGGGGCGAAAGCTTCGCCCTTTTGCTATTGAAAGGACAAGTTATGTCGCTGCGGAAGACTTTCAAAACCGACAAAGCCGCCGAAGTCGAAGGCGTGGATATCGCGGTCGGTATGAACGAACACAACGGTCGGCCGATCATGATTCGCATTTCGCGAATGTCGCGCGCCAACAAGCGTTATACGAAGGCGCTGGAAGAGGCAACCCGGCCGCATTCCGCAGCAATCAGCAACGAAACTCTCGACAATGAGATCGGTTCGCGCATTCTTCAGGAAGTGTTCGCGGATACGGTGCTGCTCGGGTGGTCGAACCTTCCGAAGTCGGAGTTGACCGGCAACGACGCCGACAGCGATGATCTTCCCTTCAGTCGTGAAACCGCGCTGCAACTGTTCGATGAACTGCCCGATCTTTATGACGATTGGGAAAAGCGCGCGAAGTCGTCGGCTGCGTTCCGCGAGCGCGAACGGGAGAAGTCGTCGGGAAACTAATCGCCGTCTTACTGTATTCGTTCAAGTATCCTCCCGACGCTGAAAAACAGATGCGGGAGGAAGCTAGGCGTTCAGGGGAAGAGTTGCCGAAGGATATGCAAAAACCTGTTCAACTCTTCCTAGGTCTATCGATCTATTTGAACGCTTGGCATGAACTCGACGGCGAGCGCGACCGTAACAAGCTTGAAGCTATACGCAGGTCAAGCGTATTTAGCTACGCAGACGATTACGGCTTCGATGAACTTCAGCGGGACGATTTGTGGTTCTACATCCGGGAAATGGATCGCGACTTTCTGAAGTTTTGGAAGGGTAAGCTACCCAAGGAGCCCACGCAAAAGCCGTCGGCTCGCGAACGATACCGTGAGGCGCGAAATGGGTAAATCGCTGGCAGATTTGGCGAAGAAGATGAACCGGGCCGCTGATAGAAGCGAAACCGTCGCGTCAAAGCTTGCCAGCGAATTTGCGTATCAAATCGAATATCAGTTAGTTTACGATACGCCCGTCGATACTTCGACCGCGTTATCAAACTGGCAAGTAAATCTGACTAGCGCACCCGCCGACGAAATCAACGCATACGCTCTAGGCTCGCGCGGGTCAACGCAGGGATCAAGCGCATCAACCGCGCTTAGTGAAGCTAGGATAGAACTAGGGCGCAAGAAGCCGGGGCAACCTATCTTCTTGTCGAACCTTGTTGACTACATTAAGAAGCTGAATGAAGGGTCATCGGCGCAGGCTCCCGCCGGGTTCATTGAAGCATCAATACTTCGGGCGCGTATTGTAACCTTCAAAGGATATAAGCTTAAACTCTTCGATTAGGGTGACTTCATGACGACTGAACGTTACGATATTGAAGTCACCGATAAAGTTGACGGCGCTATCCCGAATAAGCTTCGGGATATTGCAAAGAGTGCGACAGACGGCGATAGCGCCGTTCGTAAGCTGAAGTCGGCGCTTGCCGATATCAACGATACATCGGTTCGCAAACTTGCGGCGGCGTCTGCGGCTTTGACTAATGCGCTAGGCCGTGAATTATCGGCGGTCAAATCGTCGGCCGGAGCGGCCGAACGCCTTGCGACAAACAAGGAGAAGATCGCAACGGCTTCGCGTAATGCGACGACTGCGATCCGGCGCGAGACAACCGCTGTCAATCGGCTGACTTCGGCGTATCAGGCGCAGGCGAAGGCCGCAGCCGACGCCCGGAGCGCGTCAGGGGGTGGCGCAGGATTGCCCGGAGCCGGGGCAGGGAGCGCAGGACCGAGCGCGGGAGCCGGAAGTGCTGCAACCGACCTGAAGACGCTGGCGGATGCCGCGCGCGGGGCTGCTACGGCGCTGCGATCGATCCGGCCGACCTCCGGGCCCGGTGGCGGCTCGGGCGGCGGTAGCGGGGCAGGCGGAACCGGGCCGTCGTTCGCACGCTACGGCGGAGTTGACTTCAAATCGACCGGGCAATCGGCCGAACTCGCCCGTCATCAAGTCATGAACTTGGGCTATCAGCTAAACGACGTATTCGTTTCGTTAGCCTCGGGACAAAAGCCGCTTACCGTCTTCATTCAGCAAGGCGCGCAGATTGGTCAAATCTATGCGCAAACCGGGTTAACGCTAGGTAACTTTGGTAAGGCCCTTACGCAAATGCTAGGGCTTACCCAAACTGTTACCGCAGCGACCGAAGCGGCTGCACTCGCCGCAGGTAGACAAGCCGAAGCGAATGTTGCCGGTGCGAATGCGTCGGCGTTGGCGAACGTGCGCGCGGCTGAAACGAACATCGCGGTAGCCGAAGCGCAAGTTGCGATGGCGACGACGGCGAACGAAGCGGCACTTGCCGCAAATCGCTTGGCGTTGGCGCAAGCTGAACTAGGCGTTGCAAACGGCGAAGCTGCAATCACCGCTAATGCTTTGTCGGCCGCGCAACAACGCACCGCAGGCGCATCGACCGCAGCCGCCGCAGCTACGCGCACCAGCTTGACCGCACTAGGTACGGCGGGGCTTGCAGTTGGCGCTATCGCGGCCGGGCTCGCGATCGACGTTGCGCGCATTAACTCCGAAGCAAATAAAGACGGCGGAATCAAGAAGTACGCGGAAAGCCTGGGGCTTACCCATAAGGAAATGAAGAAGCTGAAGGATCAAACCGTCACGTATGGCGATACGCTGTCGGGCCTTTGGACTACCATAAAGGAAACATTTGAATTCGGCCCGATGCTGAAGAGCGCAGGAAAAGCCTTCAAAGATTGGTTCGATCAGATGAACGCAAACGGCATTAAGTCGCTTGCCAATCTATACGGCGGTTTCGTCGGAACCTATCGGGCAATCGTAAAGACGTGGGCATTACTTCCGGCGGCGCTTGGCGATCTTGCTATTCAGGCGGCGAATGCAATCATCAAGGGGATAGCGGACGCAATTAATAAAGGTATCGAACTTATCAACGGTTTGATATCATATACAAATGGACTTGTTCCCACGATTAACTTTCGCGCGACTGCCGTTGAAATGAAGAATCAATTCGCGGGCGCAGCGAAGGAAGTCGGAGATACCTTTAGCAGCGAAGTTGCCAATGCAACTAAGCAAGCCGAAGGAAGCATTAAGGGCTTTTATAGCCGTTGGGAAAAGAATAGCATCAAATCGGCTCGCGATCGGCTTCGCAAAGGCGCAAACGCAATCATCGCCGATCGCACTCCAAAGAAAGAAAAGGAAGACCATACGGCGGAGAACCGCGCCCATGCGCTTGACGTTCTGAACACAAAGCTTGACGATGAACTTTCGCGTATGAAGTTGCTAAAGGACGAACGCGCCGTGCAACAACGTATGGATCAGATCGAAGAGCAATTGCTGCAAAAGAAGATCAAGCTTAACGACGCGGAGAGGGCTTCGATACTTGGCAAAGTAAAGGCGATCGAAGCGTTCAAGTATCAGCAAGCCGAGATGGATCGCATAACCGAAGAGGCGATTGCGCCGCAACGCACCTATAACGCTGCGATGGCCGCTGCGAATGATCTTCGCGCGCGTGGCGTAATCACCGCACAACAACTTTCGCAAGAGCAAGTGAAGGCGAACCGGGCGTTAGCTGAAGCTACCGATCCGTTGTTCGGCCTTAAAGAACAGCTAGGCGAAAGTGAACGCGCAATCGGTTTGTACGGCGACGCCATCGAACGGAATAATCAGCTTGAAGGCATTCGCGCGACTTTGCTACAAAAGGGTATCATACTCGGGCAAAATTCGACCGCCGCTATCGACGCTGAAGTCGCGGCATTGTTGCGCCGGGGCGATGCGCTACGGCAGCAACAATATGTTCAAGCCCAAGTCGGCGAAGTCGTTAATCCGATCCTTGAACAACAAAAGATGCTCGACAATGAAAAGGCTATGTACGCCGAAATCGATCGGTTGCGACAGGCCGGAGTGTTGTCGGAAGAACAAGCCGCGCGGGCCCGCTATGCGCTGAACGCAAAGTTCGATGAAATGCGATTGGCGTCGTATGGCGACCTTATGGGCGCACTCGCCGGGTTAGCGTCGTCGGGCAACAAGAAGCTTGCGGCAATCGGCAAGGCTGCGGCTATCGCGCAAGCAACATACGACGGCTACGTCGCAGTTCAAAAGGCACTCGCCAGCGCCCCGCCGCCATTTAACATCATAGCCGCAGCCGCGACCGGAATTAAGACGGCGATCAATATCGCCGGGATCGCATCAACGAATGTGGGCAGCTTCAACGAAGGCGGTTCGTTCACGGTGCGCGGTACGCCGGGCATTGACAAGAATAATATCAACATGAACGTATCACGCGGCGAGCGGGTAAGCATCGAAACTAAGGCGCAGCAACGCAGTTCGGGCGTAACGGTGAATATCATCAACGCTAGTGGGGCTCCGGTCGAAAAGAAGGAAACCACTAACGCCGATGGTTCGACGCAAGTTGACGTGCTTATCGGTAAGGTTAAGGACGCCGTAGCCGCAGACATTCGAAAAGGCGGCACTAACTTAAACCAAGCGGTTGAAGGCCGATACGGCGTCAACCCGGCTCGGGGTAACGGGTAATGGTTCTTCCGGTATGGCCGCAGATTAACAACCTAGCCGAACTTGGTTCGTGGAGTTTCACCGGCTCCGATGGCAAGGGGCGAGCGGGAACCGATATGGATAACGGCGCTACTCGCGCACGTCGTCGGTTTACCGCTCGCATTGCACGAACAAGCTTCAAAGTTTTGCTCTCCGACTTCGAAAGTTTGTTATTCGATTACTTCTACACGAATGTACTTCGCGACGGTACGCTATGGTTTGTAATGCCGATCTTAGGCGCAGACGGTGTAGTTTATACGTCGCATATGGTTCGTTTCCCAATTGACTATACGCCGAATGTATCAGGCGCGGGGTATAAACTGAATTCATTAGATATAACCCTTGAAGTTCGAAACATTGTCACGCTTTCGAGTGCGGCATACTATCTTTTCAGTACCTTTCCGCCTTCTAGCGTATTGAAGCTTTCGAACGCTCTTGATACGTTTATCAACGATCAATATCCCGAAGATCAAGGATAGCCCATGCCCACGCCTACGCAGCAAGAAGCCGAAGCCGCGACCGCACAATTCATTGAGGATCAAAAGGCTTTTCATGTTGTTGTGAAAGGCGGCAAAGACGATACGATCGTCAACGATGACGGTGAAACGCTGAAGTCACTTAGCCGGGTTATCTTCGATCTATCCGAACAAGATATCGGTGAGACTGCGGCGGCAAATATCAACAATCGGCTAGGTTCGCTTCGCCTTGGGCTTGAAGCTTTGTTCGGTGTTCCGCTTGCCTTTATCGTCAATGGCAACGTCAACGAAACTTCGATCGCTACGCCTGCGCTGAACGAAGCTTCGACCTTCGAAGCCTATATTGTTGCGACGAACACCGGGCTACCGATCGTCAATGCAGACGGCAAACGGTTTCGAGTTACGAACGGCGGGCGCGACCTAAACGCGGGCGAGTTGCCGGGCGGCGTTATCGCGAAGTTTCAGACTTCAATTGCCGGAGCCGCGTTCGTTCTTCAATCGACTCGCCCGGCGATCGGCGGCGGTGGCGGTGACGGCGCGCTTCTTTCGGGTATTCGCACCGACGCCGCAGCGGCACGACGCTTTCTTGAAGGACTCTTCGGCTTCCCGCTTGCGATGCCGTCGAATGGCGATCAAAACCGGCTTGTTGTCGAAGGGCAGGTCGCGCCGAACGATGGGCAGACTATCGACGCCATGATCGCTGCGACGAATACCGGGGCGGCTTCGCTGGTGTACGGCGGAGTTGATCTTCGAATTACGGCGAACGGTGGCGGCGCTGCGCTTGCTGGGGGCGAATTGCCTTCAGGCCGTATCGCTACCTTCGAATATAGCTACGGCGGTCAAGCTTGGGTATTGCGCGGCGTTCGCACGATCGACTTAGGGAACAGCGGGGCGGAAGCGTTGCCCGTTGGAGCGCAAGACGCCGATCTAATCAACAAACCGTGGGGAACTATTACAAACAACGGTAGCGCTGGAAGCGTTATCGCTTCGATCATTAAAACTGTTGTGGTTCCGGGCAGTTCCAACGCGGCGACTTCGAATGTTCCGGCGGATGCTTTGCCGTCTGACTTCATCAAAAATGCGTTGAACGATCTTCAGCCGGGTACGGGCATTACCTATAACGTCGATCTTGTTGCGCGACCCGGAGCCCCGTTCAGCGACGCAGGAAGTCAGCTTGCCAATTCGCAAGCCTTCCTTGCCGGTAAGGCGACTTACGTTATTCCGTTCTTTTGGGCGAATGAATGTCGAACTCTATGGTATTGCGATAGCGGGGGCGTTGCTGCGCAGTTCGGCGCTTTGTTCGCAACCGTAGGTTATGCGCAACAAATGGGTGCGGAAGTTATCCTTTGTACCGGCTTTCCGGCCGATCCTCGCGCCGATCCTGCGTCGGCCGTTCCCGCTTACGATCCGCTTTATTTTAGTGATACGCGGGATTACCCGAACGGCGGTTCAACCCGAAACATGGTCTACCCCGTCGGCAAGCTTGCTCCGGTAAGTCCGACCGCCGATATGGTGCCTTCGGCAACTGCGGCTAATTTCATGCTTCAGCGAGATTGGACCGGGGGCGGCGTTGTTCGCACCGGCTTCAGCCGTCTTTGGCATTGGAACCGGAGCGTTCGGGCGTTTGCCGCGCAACTAGGGCTAAAACTTTGGGATTTTGAATATTCAACGTATCAACGTTGTATCGAAATCTTCGAAGACAAAGCCGACGGGCTCGATTTGTTTTATAATAAGAACGATCCCCTTCACCCTCTTTCGCCTTTGTTTCATTACGCAGTAAAGCCTATTATCTTACAATGGGCGCGTGCGGAAATTGAAGGCCGCAATGATA